CTTCAATTCCTTCAACTTTATCTTCTTCGCACGAATTACACATAACTTTACATTATTTAATGAAATATGTTTTATTTTCAATTTTTATATTTTTAATCTAATAATTTATTTTATAATTTTTAAAAATTGAAATAAAAAAGTGGGAGGGTAATATATAAAATGGTAAAAGAAACTAAAGATTTGATTGATTTTCCAAAGGTATGTGGTGTTTTAGTAGAACCAAGAAAATTAGATAATATTGTTATTTTGATAGAGAATTTTCAAAAAGTAATGCCGGCGAGGCATCTTTTCTTTTTTTGTGGATCTAAAACAATAAATTATTATAAAGAATTATATAAAAATGATAATTTAATAACATTTGTTGATTTAAAGGTAGATAATTTAACAGCAAAACAGCATAATAATTTATGGAAGACTCTTTCTTTTTGGGAAAATTTTAAAGATTTTACTCACATCCTGACTATTCAAACGGATGGTTGTTTGTGTGAGAATTCTGAATATAAAATAGAAGATTTTTATAAATATGATTATGTAGGTGGATATACTCCATATAAGTGGTGGTGGAAAGAAACAAAAGGTCTTCATAGATATACTGATTTTCAATGTTTTAATGGGGGTTTTTCTTTTAGAAAGATTCAATCAATGATAGATGTATTAAATGAATATCCTCCTTTACCAACAGAAGATTTTTACGATGGGTTATGTTTTAGAGCTTATGGTGAAGATTTATATTTTGTTGTTGGTCTTTTAACATTAAATAATAATTATTTATCTAAAAAATATGTTGTAGGATTAGACGAATTTGCTACGAAATTTTGTACACATACACATTATTTGCACAAAACATTTTGTGTTCACAAGTATGATAATTATGTAACTTCTGGAGATGTTATTTCTTTTTTAAACTATTGTCCTACATTTTTTAATTTTATAGAAAAAAGGAAAAAAAATGATTTAAAATAATAGTATAAATAGTATATAATTATATATGATTTATACTCTTTTAGTATTAACTGTTGGTGTATTTTTAGGTCAAGAATACAATTTACCATCTGTAAAAAACGTTTTATTGTATACGTATAATTTTTTAAATGAAAGAAAAAAAGTAAAAGATGATGATGAAAATAATATAAAAAATATGTTTGGTTATTTTAAATAAAAAAAAATGAATTCTATATAATTTTTTAATTTTACAAAATGGATAATTATGGAATGTTTAAAATTGGATCCTTTACCGACGGTACCTTTACCGACAAAGGTACCTTTACCGACAAAGGTACCTTGCCGTCTAATACCTTCGGTAAAGGTATCGCTAATAAAGTTGACGTAAGTAACAACGACAGTAAGGTATATATTGTTGATTTTTTAAATATTTTTTCTGATTTTAGAGAAATTAAATACAAAAAAGAGAATATTGATTTTCATTCTGTAAAGCATAACAACAAAGAGAAAGATACGTATGATTTTTTCAACTTGTTTTTTACAAAATATATAGATTATGTTAAAATAAATAAATCCAGTTATTTTTATTTTGTGATGAAAAAGTTACATAATTACGAAGTTATATTAGATAATATTATAAAGACTCATAAAAATTTTAATATGAAATTTATGATAATAGAGGATAAATTTAAAAATGAATTGTTAGACAAGAACAAGGATGATTTTTTATGTCAGTATTTTTTTTACATTTTACAAAAAACAAATGATTGTGTATTAATTTCTAATGATAAATATAGGGATAAAGGAAATTATATTAAATTATTTAATTTTGATATTTTTGTAAGGGTAGTTAATTTTGATAATAAGAAAAATATAATAGAAAAATCTATTCTAAAAATAAAGTTGTCAGATAATATAAGTAATCTTATTATCTTTCAAAAATTTAATAGATGTACTATTCCAAAAAGGGATCTTAATATTATTTTATAATTAAAATTGTTTTATAATTAATATTATTTTAATTAAAATTCTTTTAAAACAAATATTTTAGAGATATATTCAAAAAAGTATATTTTAGAGAAAATTGTAAATAATTTAGGTCTAGATGTATTTTTTTCTTCCAAGAAATCTGAAAAATATTTTGATTTAATAATTTGATATAGCATATAGATACAATTTTTTGTACCATAGATAATATCGTATACTTTATTTACATACAAAACGTTATCTTTTAAAGGATACATTATTTGTAAAGTTTTATTATTATCAAAATATTTAGTATTAAATTGAATAATAATTTCTAAATCGCCAACTGCTATTTCTTCACTTTTTATCAATCTATTATCTTCATTTTTATCGTTTTGTGCATTGAAATTAAAAATGCAATCTAAATTATGTATAATATTTTCATGATATATTTTTGAATATGTATTGTCTTGATTGTTATTAAGAATAGTTATGGATTCTGGATAAGGTACAATATAAGAATCTTTCTTTTTTATAATAATAAGATTCATTTTATATTGTTGTACAAGTAATGTAATTTCTTTATTGTTTTTTAATTTTCCATTAAAGAACATTCCTATATTTGGTAATTTAATATTTAAATTTTTATGAGAAAATGATTTAACATTACCTTGCCGTCTAATACCTTCGGTAAAGGTAGGTGAATCTTCATTTGTTTTAAAATTTTCTAAAATTTTACATTTTTCAAGATCTATATTTACATTATCATTTATGACAATATTTGAAATGATATGATTAAATGGTATAAGACTATCTAAAATATCATTGCAATTTTCTACATTAATATTAATTACTAAAGAGTCTATATTTTGTATATTATATTGTAGTATAATGTTATTTATGCTAGTAGTAAAAACATTATATTTTTTTACATTAAAATAATTAGTTCCTCTAACAAGTAAGTTTTTATCGTTTTTAGTAAAGTATTTATCTTCATCTTTATTAAAATATAAAATAGAGTCTGTCATGGTATCTTTTTCAGATAATATTTTAGAAATAAGTATAATATTTTTATCTAAATTTTTTTGTTTTAATAAATCTATGATTTCTCCTCTTGGTTCTATTAATAAAATATGATTGTTTGGCGATTTAATAAATGAGCAATGTTCTTTATATCCGTAAACAATGTTACATGATTTTAGAGACATTAATAATCTAAGTAAAGATAAAATAAATCAAAAAAATACATTAAGGCTACAATTAAAATTAAAATTAAAATTAAATTGTATTGTATATATAATGAATAAAGAAAAGGATAAAAAATCTATATCATCTTTAAAGGTTCCTTCAATAACATCATTGCATCAAGAGAAATTTGTAAAAGAAACAAACAAGATTGATATTTATAATATTGTATTGAATAAAATTATAGAAAAAATTCTTTATACAAATCGCCATACAGATAAAACATATGTTATATTTGAAGTTCCCAAGATACTTATAGGGTATCCTCAATATGATATGAAATCGTGTATTTTGTTTATTATAAATAAATTATCTTCGAATGGTTATTTTGTAGAATTCATGGATCCATTTTATATTTATATAGATTGGGGTTCAAGTGAGGCTTCAGTGGAAAAAAGAAAAAATAGAATAGAAATTCCTAGAATTCCTGTTAAAAATGTAGATAGTTTAAAAGCTCAAACGAAAGCTTTATTAACACAATTTCCAGATACATCAAAAGTAGAGTTTGTATACGAAGAGGATTATAAAGAAAAGAATAAGAATAAAAAGAAAATTACAAAAGGTAAAAAAAATAAAAAGTGAAAAATTAAAAAAAAGGTTGAAAAAATGTAATGAAGAGATATATAAAGAGTAATAAATTAAAAAATAATCAAATATGTATAAGTGGAGAATGGTTAAAATGGGTAAAAAATAATGATTTGTATAAATGTGAAATTATAAAAAATGAGGAAATAAAGATAGTAATTGATTTTATAAACGAGAATGATAATAGATTCAAGATAAATGACATTTCTTTTTTAAAAAACTATGTTTATTTTAAAATTACAAAGTGTAATACAAATAATATTTGTGCAATAGTTGTTTTAAAAAAGCAACATTTATTTATAAAAGATAATAATGATTTTAAATTATACGATTCGATATGTATAGATTATATATGTAAAATGAAAAATGCATTAAAAACTAATACGAATAATGATAATGTCATATATGAAGAAGACGGCATTCCTTTAAAAACAATTTCGACTGATGATTTGGAAATAGATGATATTATAAACATATCAATTAGTACATTTATAAAGATGTATAATACCAATACTTTGTGTTTTATTTATAATTTAAATACTAAAAATTTTACTTGTAATGAAATAGATGAAATTGATAAAAGTACATTATTTTGTAAAAAACACTTTTATTATAGACCTATATATATTGATAAATTATTAAAAAGTGATATATTAAATAGATTAAGTGACAATGATATAAATGTTTATAAAAAGGTATACAATACTTTTAGTTATCATATATCATTTTTAAAAAATGTAAAGATAGAATTTATTGCGGACGCAGAGAAATATGACGAATATGATTTATATGATTTAGCTGAAGAATTAAGTGATAAATTATTAGAATACAATGAAAAAACAAAAGAAGTATTTGACTATATAGATAAAAATGAAATGTATGATATATTAAAAAATCCTGTTTTTTATAAATTTATATTAAGAAATAATAATAATGAAATTATAGATTTTGCATGTATAAAATGGTATTATATAACAAATAATAAAGAAAAAGATAAAATTTATTCTAAAAATGGTAAATATTATTGTAGTTTTTATTCTAATTCATCTTCATTACATATTTCTTATATTTTAGAAGCGGTAAGTGAATATTGTTATAAGAATGATATATTAGATATAATAACATTAGAGGATTTTTTTACAGGTGATGAAACAAATTATTTTAAATTGGTAAAAAAATGTACACGATATTATTATATAAAAAATATAAAAACATCTCTTGTTGTAAACTCTAGAAAAAATGGGTTAATTGGATTATTTAACTAATTTTTTTTTAACATGTATATCTATGGACAAGGAGTTTTTAATAATTGATACTCATCAAAGTAAAAATGGTAATGTTACAGAATTAAAAGAAAGTGATGGTAAAATACTAATAAAACAATTTTCGGGAACAAATACGGATAATTTTATTATAAAAAAATTCAATGGAAAAAAATTAGAATTTTGTTTTTTTAAATTGAATGGTATTTATTACGTTAATATAAATGGATGTCATATTATAGATTACAAAAATTTTATACATATACATCATATATCTCAAATACAGGAAAATGTATCTATAAAAAATTCATATTTAGGAGAGATAATATTATTAGATTGCGACGTTGATATGGTTTATAAAGCATTAACTATAATGTCTAATTGGATAAAATCAAAACAGACAATATTTAACGATATTGTTTATTATATTTTTAATTAAAAAATTAAATGAAATTTTAATTAAAAAAAGAAATGTACAATTAAAGAGAAAATAATAATTGCAAATTGAAAGGTATAAAGTGTTTTTTTATAGCCTTCGTAATCATAACCTATACCGTATATTCTAGGTTTACCATTTGGCTTAAATAGTATAGTAGGTTTAGTTATATATATAATAATGATAATACAAAATAGATATATAATTTTTCTTTGTATTTCTGAAGATGATAATATTAACATAATTACTTTATACAAAGAAAATAATTTAAAGGATTAAAAGATATATAGAATAGAAAATATATAGAATAGAAAATATATGAATTTACCAGAAAATCCTGGTAGAGAAAGACGTTTAGCTTATGGTAATTATATACGTAATATAAATAGAAGAAATAGACTGCGAGGTAACGATGTTGATGTTGAAATAAATTTAATTGGTAATAATTTTCAGAACAGTCGAATAAGAGTTGAGAGAGCATCAAGGATTAATGGATTATTATTAAAAGATTTATATGAAAATTCTGATGTATATTTTAAAAAGGAAAACATATTATGTAGTATTTGTTTAAATGATAAAACAGATAATATTATAAGAAAGTTAGTTTGTAATCATTTTTTTCATATAGATTGTATAGAAATGTGGTTATCCGATAATAATAATTGCCCTATGTGTAGATATACCTTACTTTTTTAAAAAAAAAGTACCTTTTAATTAAATTAAATTGCGTAATATAATTAACCAATTTTTTTTTATAC